TTTGGAGTTTGGATTTCTAAAACTAAGTTATTATCTTCGTAGCGCAGATTCTGACAGTCTTGTTGGAAGACGCCTAAGGCGTTTTGCATTATGCTAGTATTCATGTTCTTGAAGTTTGGTCACTACAAAGATACATAATACCAGCTTTTTTTATATAACTTATGAGATATATCTATCCATTTAACTGAAGAACCTTCTTTAATCAATTAATATCCTTCTCTGTTAATTCATTTAATCTCGTTATATCCATATTATCTTCGAGGTCGCAAATCTTAACAACTCGCCCAATAGGGTTTTCTTTACATCGCTGAATGAAGTCAAAATAATCTTCTTCTTCTCTGCGAGAAACAGCAAGAACCGTATTAACGATATTTTGCGGAAATCCAAGCATAAGTAAATATTCAGCCGCAATACCTCCGTCCTCAACAGTATCATGCAGTAAAGCGACAATCTTTTCCTCGAAGCTATTAGACTTCGCCTCAACTCTTAACGGATGATAGATATAGTCGTGCCCTCCTTTGTCTACTTGCCCCTTATGAACTTTAATGGCTATCTGTGTAGCCTTTTCTCGAAGTTCATTTAAATTTATCATATTCTTCTTTACTGATTTCATTGCCATACATCTTTGACTCAAAAATATCTTTTTCTTTTGAATTGACCTCTACCTCCTTGCGACCTCTACGTTTGATAAAACAATGTGTGGAATTATCAATAAATCCCATTCTTAACACAATATCTTCGTAGTCATCTTTAAGGTAAACTGTTCCCTTTTTGAGCTTACTACATAAATTTACTAAATCCATAGTGATTTAATTTTATATTGTAAAGGTACAATAGTCCGTTAAATATTATGCTGCGTCAGCAGCGAAACTAAATATATCATTTATCCTTTCTTTATTTAATGGCGTGTTCGGGTTCTTCTCGAACACGTCAATAATTCGCTGCGCGTAATAGGGATTGAGCACGAAAGCTTCGAAAACACTAAAAATTTAACGGACTATTGATTTGTTAATTTCTTACAAATCACACCTAATTTATATACTTTGTACTATTCTTTTCTTACTTTGTTCTGTTCTGCCAACTTCTGCCAATACATTTTATATTTCATAGCTTGAGAAATCGTTATCCCATAGGATATGCACCACTTTTTCATTGTAGCTTTATCACAATCAAAGCCAGTAACACTCCACAGAGACCCAGTTCTGTGCCTGATCTCTGTCTCCATACTTACATTGAACTCAGAGTGCGTCTTTGTTGTTAACTCTTCTTTCAATTTTTCCATCCTGCAAATATACAAAAATTAATCGATATGTAAATAATTACGGAGATATTCAAATTGCTCTATGTTTGACAAATCTAAATATCCTTGCCATGAAGTCCCTATTAGCATTTTTTCCAAATGACAGATTTACTAAATTCTGCATCGGTACAAATTCATCATACTTGTCAATAATAGATTTTGCTTCTGCTGCTTCCTTGATACTTATTTTACCGGAATTCAAAGCATTATCTATAATGATATTCATATCTTTTTTTCTGCTATGCCTCCATACCTCGCCCAACAATAACCTCCCACATCAATATTAGCGTGAATATAGACACAATTTATACCACATGATTTATACAGACTAACCATTTCAGACATAAGAGTCTTGGAAATCCCCTTTCCTTGTAAATCCTCTGGTAAAACAAATAATTTGTGATCAACTACTGAAACTTCTTTACCTGATATTTTTTCAAATCTAAAAAACCTTGGCAACGGCAAAACATCTTTTGTGTTGCAGCTTTGCAAAGAGCTTACCCGCTATGGCAAGGTAGCCTACGACAGCTTGGAGGAAGGCAGCAGCCTGACCATGCAAAATGCCCTGGTGCGTGTTGGAATGGCTGATGTGGGCAGACGCTTTGTGCTGCTGAACGAAAACTTTGCAGAGCTTGACGACAGGCTTAACCGCCGGCGTTCGCCCGATATTGTGGTGGTGGACAGCTTTCAGTATGCGCATATATCGTTAGGACAATACGAAGATTTTTGCAAACGCCACCATAACAAATTGATAATATTCATTTCGCAAGCCGAAGGGTTAAAACCATTAGGTCGCACAGCAGTAAGCTCAATGTATAGTGCATCGCTAAAAATATGGGTGGAGGGCTACAGGGCAATAAGCAAAGGGCGATATTTTGGCAACCGTGGCTATTATACCATTTGGGAAGAGCGTGCGGCAGAATATTGGAATAAGCAAAGTAATAAATAAACAATAACATGGCAGAAGAAAGAAATTATGCACGCTTCTACGCCTTACTGAAGCAGATGCCCCACGCCGACAAGGACACGCTTGTATGGCAATACACACAGGGGCGAACAAAGTCGCTCCGAGAGACATCAAAATGGGAGTACGACGTTATGTGCCGCGATATGGAGCGGGTAGTGAACAACGACAACAAAGCAGCCCTGAAGCAGACAGCATTGCGCAAGGCACGCAGCGGAGTTCTGCACCAGCTGCAAATATACGGGCTGGACACTACCGACTGGGCAACCGTAGACGCTTTCTGCAAGAACCCCCGAATAGCCGGCAAGCCATTCAGAAAGCTAACAATAGAAGACCTTAACCAGGTAAACAAGAAAATAAGAGTAATAATCAAAAAACAAAAAGAAAATGGACAAAGTAAAAGTTGAAATGACTGCCGATGAGCAAGCACGCTTCGCACAATTCAAGGCAGAGGAAGAAAAGAAAGCTAAGGCGGCAAAAGCCAAGGCAGACCGTGAAACCTACAAGCAGATGGTGGACGACGAAGTGGAAGCAGCCATACCCATATTGCTGGAACTATCGTGCGATATTAAGACGGTAAAGCAAAAAGTTATCGACAACTTTAAAGCCATCATAGCGACAAAGGCAGAGTTGTTCAAGGCGAAGAATCCCGACCAACGCTCGCACACCTTTACCACTTCTGACGGTAATATGCGCCTGACGATTGGGCAATATACCACCGACGGCTACCGCGACACTGTGGAAGACGGCATTGCCATCGTAAAGGAGTACATAACGTCGCTGGCGAAAGACACCGAAACGCAGGCACTGGTAAATATGGTGTTCCGCCTGTTGGCACGCAACGCACAGGGCACGCTGAAGGCATCACGCATCGTTCAGCTGCGCAAGATAGCGGAGGACAACGGCAACGAACGCTTTTTGGAGGGCGTTCGCATCATTGAAGAAAGCTATCAGCCTACAGTGAGCAAACAATTCATTCGTGCCGAAGTGCGCAATAACAATGGGGCGTGGAAGCAAATACCATTGGGAATGACAGAAAGCTAACGGGTATGAAATATGATACAAGTAGGCGATAAATTCACGTATCACTGGGTTGGGCACGAAGAATGCTACAAAGGGCGCATTTATCAAGTGGAAGGTGTCTACAGGAATTGCACCTGCGGCAAGCCCGAATGGCTTACCGGCAAACCCGAAGTGCCCCGTCGCTCCCACATACACATACGGGCTAAATTGATAAAAGCACCCGTAAAGTACATGGAAGGCGACAAGGGCTTTTTCTTCGGTCCATTAGATGCAGACACCCTGCGCGACATCGATGATCCCGATAAGTCGTGGGTGGAGATAGTATATCAGAAAGGCGACGAACTAAGCCTTTTCAATCAAAGTAAATAACAATGAAACAAACAGCCAACAAAAAAGCCCACCACAAGGCACGACCACCACCACGCCACAAGCCATCTATAGATGCACAAACGTAGATCTATAGATGCACAAACGTAGATCTATAGATGTACGAGCGTAGATCTATAGATATACAAGCGTAGATCTATAGATATAAAAACGCACGGGCAACAGACATAAAAAAACAACCACCCTAAAGTCACAAACAAAAGCCCCAAGGCAAAGGGAAAACAACGGGGCAAAAACAAAAATAAAACAACAGAATTATGACAAAATGTTTGAATTTCACAATTAGAGAGCAAAAACTAAGTGTAGGACCAAAGAAAGGGCAAAAAGTGTACATAGCACGCCCAACCGACCGACAACGAGTAACCCACCGCAAATTCTGCGAAGAAGTAGCCAGAGCCACCACCTTTACAGGAGCCGAAGTGGAAGCCGTGTTGCGCCTGGCAGCCGAAATGGCAAAACGCCACGTAGAGAGCGGAGAAAGCGTAGACTTTGGCGATATTGGCACACTGTCGCCATCGTTCAAGTCGAAAGCCGTAGACCACATAGAAGACTTCAACGCCACACGCGACATAAAGAAGCCAATGGTGAAACTACGTCCATCTACCCGATACTTCACACTCGAAGGCGTAACCTACGAACGAGTAGAACCAAAAGCAAAGAAACCCGCCGGCAACAAACCCGCTGGAGGCGGCACTCAACCTCACCCATAAGTAAAAAAGCATAGTGAACGTAAAACACCATGATACACACAATAAAGAAAGTTGCTGAATAGTTGATATTCAGCAACTTTTTTTGTAACTTTGTGCTATACAAAGCCCACCCACATTGTATGAAACAACTAATGCTAAATTTTGATTTAGGCAAAGTAGCACAACGCGAAACAAAAATACGCCGTCGAGCTTTCACACTGCCCAGCGGTGATACCACCATTACCACGCCGCAGGACAGACTGGCAAAGCGCAACCGCACCATCGTAGCCCGCTACTACTACTGGACCGAAATAAAACGACGCCGCTTCGACGACGTAATGAAGATACTTTCCGACTACGAATTTTTTGTTGGCGAGCGCACCATACAGAACGCATTGGTAGACCAGGACGAACTGCTACACTCGCTGCTGGAGCAACGCCCAACAACACAGAAGCTGGCAAAGCAGTTCCCCGGCTTTGAGTGGCACTAATCAAAGAACTCCGTCTCATAAACCACCCTATACACTTTCAAGTCATCGGCTCTGCGCTCCGGCGTGGAGCTGATGCGTTTTAAGGGGTTGAACAGTCCGCCGCCATTCCACCACTGCAACGCCTTGTGCAGGGCTTCCAACACATCGAACCGAGCCAACGACCGCTCGCGCACAGCAGTAGGTGCAGCAGCATTAGTACTGCCCTGAATAGCAAACACCACCCGAAGCTCAACCCTTGCACGAATGCGCTGCACACCACCCGACAGACTTTCGCACTGCGGATAGCTAATATCTACCAAGCAAGCCGGAAACGCCACAGGCGGACGGCACGCAACGTTAAGCTGACCCTCATCGGCATCTACCCATTTAATTTGTGAAACATTTGCCGCAATATGGTTAGTAACGGCAAGAAAAAAAACTTTATTCATTGCTCAAATTTTTAATATAATCTACTATTCTTCCTTTAATTCTGTCGTTCAGCTCTTCGCTGTCGCCCATAAACTGGCGCTGTGTAATATGCACCATTCGGCTATGCGCCTTTACGTTGGTGCTACCCTTTTTCGTGCGGCGGGTGTGTGCCGGCACTTGCACCTCGCCATCGAAACCCTCGTTGTGTGCCTTAGCATACGTTACCTTCTGGTTGCCCGCAGCAATAACCACACGCTGCGGCGATACAACTAGCGGGCGAATGCTGTTCATCATAGCCCCCGAATCGATGAGCAACGACCCACGCCTTTTTGCCGTCCTGGCAGGCGCCCACGGGTTGCCATCGAAAGCCTTTTTGCGAAAAGTCTCCTTAAAATACTCCGTCGCAGTTTCGGCAACAATCTCGGCAGCATCGCCCATTACCTTGTCAGGCATCGTTCGGAGGTAGTCTTCAAGTTCTTTTATGTTCATAATTGTGAGATTTTTAATTGATTATCATTGTTTTGTCGAAATAATGGTATAACTTTGCAAGTGGGATGTAACGACCATAATCCAAGACCGAACCTCGGCGTGGCGGTGTGGCGGATACGCATAATCAGATTGACAGTTGGAGCATCCAAACGCAAAGGGGTATGCAGACACCACTATCCAACCGTATGACGCGGATTTGCCACGAGTGGTAGAACCAAGAATTAGGACGGCGGACGTAAGGACTGCATACCTCTGCCTTTTATTCCTTCCTGTATATCAGCAAGCCCTTTCTTTTATCGCTAACGTATATGCAAGTTCCAAAACGAAGTGCAATAAAAGAGTGTCCCTCTCCGAGAGATGCAGACAACCTCTCGCTACGCGTCGAGAACGTCTGCCTCTCTCGGAGAGGAAAAAGAAACAACCAGCAATACAAATAAAAAAAGGAGACCGAAGTCTCCCAAAGATTAACTAACTTTGTATTGCAAATGTATCATCAATTAATCTCGGAGCAAAGGTCGCAAATTTTTGCCTTACTCCAAAAGAAAACAGCGAGAAAAGAAATTGCCGACATCGTCGGTATTAGTCAGTCAACACTCTCACGTGAAATCAAACGCAACAGCACGCCTTCTGGAAAGTATATCTGGACGAAGGCGCATGATATGGCTATGCAGCGCAGAAAGAACACAGTAACTAACGCCAAACTCTCCGACGAATTAGTTTGGAGAATTAAAGAATATATTACCAACGACCAGTGGTCTCCAAGACAAATATCAGGGTATCTGCGCATGAATGAGGGCATAGAGGTATCCCACTAGTCCATCTATAACATCATCCACAATGACACAACAGGGAAACTTGCAGAACACACAAGGCATAAGATGAAATACAGGCATCGTCCCAAAGGCGGACATCTTCCAATAAAGGACAGGGTGAGTATCCATGAAAGAAGTAAAGAAGTTGACGGGAAGAGATTTGGAGATTTTGAGATGGACTTGATCGTCGACCCTGCCCAGCACGCCATACTCACAATAGTGGAGAAATCCACCAATATGTTGCTTATGCAGAAACTGCCATTTGGAAAACTGTCAAAGCCTCTGGCAAAGGTGGTTAGGAAACTACTGCTGCCATACAAGAACAGCCTGAAGACAATTACAACAGATAACGGACCTGAATTTGCGGCACATAAGGACATCACCAAATACTTAGGCGTGCCAGTGTACTTCGCTGACCCATATTGTTCATGGCAAAAGGGAACTGTTGAGAATACAAACAAATTAATCAGGCAGTATATACCTAAAAAGGATTCGTTTGATAACTATACGGACAAGAGAATTATGTCCATACAAAAGAAATTGAACGAAAGACCAAGAGAAAAATTAAACTTTTCTACTCCAAAGTGTGAGTTCTTTAAACACCTTTTGTAATTTTGCACTTGCTGGTTGACTCTGCGGTTACTCGATATTGCTGAAAAAGCAAAAAAAGGCGAGTATGATGCAGCAAGAGATGGCTTTTCAACAGAAGAATTAATAAAAATAGATCATATTCTTAAACAAGGTGTGAAAGCTGGAATAACAGCTGCAACAATTTCACTTGTCTTAAAGGTTGCTCCAGAGCTTTATAAATGTCTTGATGAACTTTTATCGAATGGAACAATTGATGAAGAGGAACTTAAATCTATTGGCTTTGCTGCTCTTGAAGGATCTACCGAGGGCTTTATCCGTGGTTTTGTTTCTGCAACAATAATGACTTCATGTACATCTGGATTTTGGGGAGAAGCTTTGAAGTCTGCGACTCCAGAAGTCATAGGGGGAATGACTGTTATATTAATGAATACTCTTAAAGATTCATTTTTGTTAGCTAAAGGTGATATCACTCAAAATGATTTTACTTACAATTTACAAAGAAACATATTTGTAACTGGATGTGGTTTAGGTGGTGGTGTACTACTTCAAAGTTGCTTACCAATGATCCCGTTTGCGTACTTACTTGGTAATTTTGTAGGTTCAATGGTAGGGTCCTTTGCTTTCGTTGCATACGAACAAGCTATACTTTCATACTGTATATCATCTGGAAGTACTTTCTTTGGCTTGGTTGACCAAAACTATAAATTACCAGATGATGTCTTGAAAGAATTAGGTGTAAATCTATTTGCTTATGAGAAGTATACGTCCAATGAAAGTTCTGTTAGTACATACACTCCAAGTCAATATGAACCAAATTTATATAATGCTTCTATGGTAAAAATATTAAGAAGAGGGGTTATTAGTGTTAGGCAAGTAGGATATATTTAGGCTCAGTAGGAAAAAGGTGTGGATTATGCATATAGTTTTTTGATTCTAAACAAAAAGAAACTTTTGTCTCTGACTCCTCTCAGATTCGTTCTGA